CGGCACAAAACCTGCCGGGTACTTCGGTGACCCTGCAAATTTCCCTGCGGTGACCGCCAACACACTCGGGTTGAATCGGTTCTTCAAGACAGAAGAGACGATGCGCAATCGCTACGTCAAGGACTTCTACGATGTGCAGCGCACGGTCGAAGAGATCACTTTGTCGATCAAGGATGCGGCTGATGCCAAGGACTTTGAACTTGTTAGAGAAAAGGTTCAGGCAGATCCAAGAGCCCGTGGTCTGGCTACAACATTGAACCGTGTCGAGAGTCAGATCAACGAGATCAACGCACGTATGCGCTCTATCCGCAGGAATCCAAGCTTGAGCTCCTCCCAGAAAACGGAGTACATTAATCAACTCCGCTCACGGAAAAATGAACTCGCCAAACAAGCGTACAATATCGCAAGACAGGTTGGATACGAATAATGAAACAGTTTGACGCTCGCTCGCAGAGCCGACTCGTCGGTGTACATGATGACCTTGTTGAAGTGGCAAACACCGCTCTTCAACTCAGCACTGTCCCGTTCATCATCACGGAAGGTCTTCGTACACTAGAGCGCCAGAAGCAGTTGCTTGCGGCTGGTGCATCAAAGACATTGAAGTCACGGCATCTGACAGGTCACGCCATTGATGTTGCTGCCTATGTCGATCTTGATGGCGACAACATGAAAGATCCCAACGAAGCTGTTCGTTGGGACTGGCCTTTGTACTATCCAATTGCGGAAGCATTCCGTAGAGCAGCGGAAGACCTTGATATTCCAATAGAGTGGGGCGGTCACTGGCGCTTGCTTAACAACAATGGACCAGTGAAAGAGGGCGATCTAGCGAAGTTCGCAGACGGCCCTCATTTCCAACTGCCTTGGCATGAATACGCGGCCTAAATAATCCACTCCTTGTAACCTTCCTTCAGCACTGTTGAGGCGATATCAATCTTGCCTCGCAGTGCATGAAGAATCTTTTCGTCAACAGTGTCCTCTGTGACGATATCGACGTAGGTCACATTGCTCTTCTGACCTATGCGGTGAGCGCGGTCCTCGCTCTGAAGCCTTACTTCCAAGTCATAGCTGTTGGAATAGTAGATCACTGTCTGTGCCTCAGTGAGTGTCAGACCATAGCCACCTGTCCGTGGTTGACCGACGAAGAAGCGCAGCGGGTTTTCCGGATCTTGGAAGTCCGTTACGATCTGCTGTCTGTCATCTGCCTTTGTATCTCCGTAGTATGTACGCACCGTTCCTTCGCCATACTTCTTTTGCAATGCATCTGCGATGGCTTGGATGTCGTGTGTATAGGTAGCCCAGATAATAACTTTGCCATCGACCTCTTCCAAAACTTCCATTAGTTCATTAAGCTTCTCTGACGGAAGGATTTGAATATGACCATCATCAGTTTTGACGAAACCGGAACAGACTTGTTGGAGTCGCAGGATCTGAGTAAGTGCATTTGCCGCAGTAACAACCCCTTCTTGGAGGACGGCAAGTGCGATTGCTTTGAGTTGCTCGTAGACCCGCCGCTGTTCAGGGGTGAGTTCTACCACACGCTTGATGTAGATTTTTTCGGGGAGATCGAGACAGTCTTTCTTGAGGATTCGATAACTAAACCCGTCAAGCTTTTCGGTCAGTTCGTCGAGATTCTGGTAGCCAACAACCTGGTTGAAGGAGTGAGTGCCGACCGAGCGTCTCCAGATCTTACAGTACCGTGCTTGGAAAGTGAAGAACGAGCCAAAGCCGAGAAGATCAGGGCTGAGGTACTCGCACTGGGAGAATAGATCCATCGGGGTCTTGGTGATAGGTGAGCCCGTAGCAATGCGGCGATACCTTGCATGCTCGCCAGCCTTCACAATGTTCTTTGTTCTCTTCGCACCGCGATTCTTGATCGTCGTGCTTTCGTCGATTGCCATGAAGCACGTCTTACGGGACAAGAACTTTAGAGCAAACTTGAACCCCTTGTCAGTCGAGAATGCTTCGACATTCATGACAAGGATCTTCAGGTTGTCGTCGTCCTTGAACGCAAGGTCGAGATGCTCAAGCTGTTTCTTTGTATGGTTTGGTGACCATACAATGATGTCTGCAACAATGTGGTCAGGGAGATGTTGCGGTATCTCCTTCTTCTGCCAGTTCTTGTACACACCTTTAGGGGCAACAACGAGAACGGAATCGATCTTCCCTTGGTCGTACAGGATAGAGAAGTTGTCGATAAGGATCTTTGATTTGCCCGTGCCCATCTCACAGAAGAGTGCATACTCATCTTGGTCCCAACATTTCTCAAGTGCCGTAAGCTGATGCGCATACGGTTGGTGTTTAAACTTATATCTGATCATTGTCCTCTGCCCTTTCTTACGGCAATGTTACCAACCTGTTTTTAGTTTTCCCCAGTTTGGTCCGAACTCAGCGTCCACAACGGATGGAATATGCAACTGGACGCATTCCTGCATAATCTTTTCTACCTTGTCTGCCGTCTCTTTATCAGGAACAGACATCGCCAACTCATCGTGGATCTGAATGAGTGGAAGCAATCCTTCCTTGTACAACTCAATCATCGCACGTTTCGTTTGGTCTGCGGCACTCCCCTGAATGACACGGTTCAAAGCTTTGTAAGTGTACGCAACCTTGATGTTGTTGGGCCCGTAGACTTCTTCCGCCTTGTTTCGTTCATAGGGAGTACGCGAAGAATCACTGCTTGTTACTGACCGTGGTTCCCAAAGTGGGAACCGACAACGACGATGCATGATCGTGCGCACATAGTACGGAGAACTGCTTGCCTTGTTCATGCACATGTTGCTCAGTTCACGCAAGAACGGAACCTTTGTGTGGTATGTTCTCATCACATCCTTCGCCTCGTCCACCGAGATGCCAAGCTGATGAGAGAGCTTGTTCACACCCATGCCATAGATGATGCCGAGACCAATTGTCTTTGCCTCTTTACGAGACACGCCCATAAGATCAGCGGCCATCTGATGGAAGTCCGTGCGAGGTTCTTCCCTGAATGCTTCGACGAATGGCTGAGATCCATAAAGACCGAGACCATGTGCGTAATGGATGACGAGACGCGGTTCCTGCGACGAGTAGTCGAACGATCCCCAACGCTCGCCTTCTTCCGGCAAGAACAGCGACCGGATCATTCCGGAGATGTTCTCGTCACGCGACGGGATCTGCTGAAGGTTTGGACTTGAATAGCTGAAGCGACCCGTGACCGTGCCTCCATCCTCACTGCGAAGCGAGTGGATCTCAGGATGCAACCGACCATTGTGTTGGTGGCGCAGGATCGTTTCAATGAATGTCGAGTGAGCCTTGTTCAACTCCCGGGCATTTACAATAGACTGCGCCATCGGATGTGCATGGGTACGCAAGAAGTCCTTCGTAAAACTCGGTGCGCCTTTTGCTGTGCGGGGATATTCCAGACCGACTTTGTCGAAAGCCTTGGCGACAGATGCAGCCGCCCAGATATCTACATCCACACCGTATTCTTTTTTGACTGCGGAGAGAATGGATTTCTCCTGCTTTGTCAGTAACTTACCGGCATTCTCTGCACCTTCGAGATCGATCCGAACACCCTTGCTACGCATCTCGATGATGATCTTTAAGACATCAAGTTCCATGTTAAATATGTCTTCTAAGTCATCATTTTGAATCATGCCTTTGAAGTGATGCCACAAGCGAAGCGTCAGTGCGGCATCCTGTTCAGCGTACTTGCCGACATACATTGCAGGAAGCTTGTGCAGGTCAGCCTTCGGATCAAGACCGAACTCCTTTGCCGCATCCTTGAGCATACGCTCGTCCTTCTTCTCGAACAGATAGTCATTGCCGAGATTGTTGAGCGAGTAGCTGCGGCGGTTCTCGTCGATAAGAGGAGCGGCAACCATCGTGTCCACGATGCGGCCCTTCACCTCAATGCCCTCTGCGCGTAACCAACCCACATCGTATGATGCGTTATGGAATACGTACACAGCGTCAGGGTTTGAGCATAGCTCCTTCATGTAGTCGAGAACCATGCTCTTCGGAAGATTGTCCCCCATGGCATGGCGAATTGGCAGGTAGATCGACAGCCCCTCGACAGCGACAGCAAAGCCAACGACATGACCGTTCCTTGTCGGCCATCCACTGCCCTTTGTCTTAAGATCTGGGTCGTATGTTTCGAGGTCGATGCAAATTGTCGTTGCTCCGGACAGATCTGGAATCTCTGTCGGCATTACCCATTCTGTTTCCGGTGGCTTCACGAACCAATTCATTTCTCGTTACCTTCATAAACTGACCGCATCCGCAGATGGGCCATCCGTTTGACAATTTCTGAGTCGTTATCTCTAAGGCTTCTTTCTTGCACTCGCATACTGCGGTTATCATGCGTTCCCTGCCGGAGTACTAAAGTGTAGAAACATAGAGTCAAAGATCTCGCTGCACAGTCTCATGAACTCGTCCTTCTCTACCTCGTTGAACAAGGCGATATCCGCTGCGCCACGGAGAAAAGAAAGAGCCATGATGATGTCTAGTTCTTCCTCTTCAATGAAGTCTTCAAACTCGTCTTCGACATGAAGCGATACGCGATCAACCATGGAACGGATAAGAACATTCATCAAAGACTGTATCTTTATGTGAGCATGCATCCGTTCTTCCGTCATCTCTTCTGGCATCTCGGTCATAGCTTGAACCCCGCAGTAAACATTGGATGAACAAGGTGAAGGTTCTGCTTCGCCCTCGTTAGACCGACATAGAATACACGCTTTTCGTCATCAGCGTGATGCTTTTCTTGCATCGCCTTTGCAGGAGGAGAGTAGTCCGTCAGCAGAAGAACATTATCTGCTTCGGCCCCCTTTGCTCCATGGATGGTGGAGATATGGATGCGGGGTTTTCCACCAATCTTTTCGCCCTTCTTGATACAGGCTTCAAGATACTGCTTGTATTCTACAGGAATGCGACGGAGACCAGTTGACCACGGCTCGTCATGCAGGAGACCGAACTCCTGTTTTAAATCGGTAATGGTCAGAAGCCTGTCTTCATCCACATTCGGAATGGTCTTGAAGCCATGCGCTACCTGAGACCGAAGCTCCATGTACTTGTATGCAATACGTACATCTTGAGCGATCCGCGATCCGCCTGCACGGAGATCTTCCCAGATCTCGATGGCCTGCATGACATCGGACACCGAGCTTCCTGTGAGCTTGCTCGTGTACAGATGTCCTTTGACCTTTACCTCTTCTTCGAGGTGCTTAACCATCTGCTTCGTGCGAGCGAGCAAAAGCCATGTGCCCTCTGACAAATCAACAGAGATGCTATCTGGATGCCACACAACAGAACCATTCTCTTCTCTGGCACGAAACTCTTTCGGACGGCGAGAAGATACACGGTTGATCAACTGCTGTGAGATCTGATGATGCGTCTGCGGGATACGATAGCTTTGATCCAAGACTTGGATCTTACCATCAAGACGAATGAAGTATTCCACATCAGCACCTGCCCAACGATAGATGGCCTGATCGTCATCACCCGCGATGTACGTTTCCTTTGATGCCTTCTCGATAAGGTCTGCCATCTTCCACTGAAGCGGAGACAGATCCTGCGCCTCGTCAATGAATGCCACATCGAGTGATGGTGCAAGATCGTGAGCAACAAACTGTTCAAGCATGTCGGTGTAGTCGAAGAGATTCTTCGCTATCTTGAACTTCTTGAGAGCGCGATCAACCATGTCGATCATCGACCAGTCCACGCGCTTGTGTGCGCCTGACCGGATGTACGCATCCTTCAATGGGATGCAGCAGATGCGAGCCATGTCGATCACTTCAAGATACTTGTCACCAAGACCGAAGTCTATGAACGGTCCTTCTTCGACCTCCAGTCCATGGAACGGCGGGATCTTTAACCACTCGGCAACCTCATCGTAGTGCATGCGCGTCATGATGTTGCGCGGAGAGATCTGCATCTGACGAAACGCAAGACTGTGCAGTGTACGAAAGTACGGGAACTGTTTTGCATCTTTCTTGAAACGTGTTGCCGCACGAGTGATTGCCTCGTGTGCTGCACGACGAGAGAAGGCGAAGTAACCAATACGATCTGGCGGAACACCGGACTCAAGATAACCTTCGACCAATGTCAAAAGCTTCGTTGTCTTGCCTGTGCCTGGGGGACCAAGGATAATATGCATCAGAGCAGATCCTCGCCACGCATTGCGGGGAAGTCACGCTTCTGTGTAGCCACGTTCTCGCCGAAGTATTCTTCCGGAACACTCCAAATGTGTACGCCTTTGCCGCGAATATTCCAGAAGGATTTATCTGCCCCGTCGATCTCCTTGAGAATGAGACCGATCTTGTTTGAGGTATATGTCGTAAAGCCATTGACCGAGAGATGCTTCTTGAGATCCTTGATCTGGAAGTACACTCGGCGATCCATCCACACGGCAATGCCTTGCAGAATTTCTTGACGTTCGTTACCGCGAGCGCGATCACAGCAGAACGATGTGAAGAGATCTTCGAACTCGCCACGAGTGGTTGTGTCTGGTGGAACCTCGACAACTGTAGCAGAGGCAAGCAGAGCAGACACTCGACGTTGCCACGCAGGTGCGCTCATCATCGGCGGGAACTTATTGATCTGCGAGATGCATGCCTTCTGAAAGAATGTCTGTGAGTGAAGAGCATCGGTGCTGAGTTCAAGACGCTCACCGTCCACAGTCATAATCCAGATTGGCGGATCACCGTTGATCTTTGTCAGTGATCCAATGTCCACTGTTGCATTGCCTTCGCCAACACCAAACTTGCGGGTCTTGCAGATTTCCTTGTTGCAGAACGAAGCGATAGGCTGATCATTGCACTTGTAGAAATACTCTTTCTTCTTGAGTTGCTTGATAACAATATCAACCTCACGCAATGCGAGAGGTGGAATGACCATCTTGTCATTCATAGTTCTGACCTGATCTTCCCAACCTTCTGGGTTTGCCTGACGTGCGTACACACCGAGGTTGAAGAGAGCGTTGTTGCGACTGCCTTCACCAAAACCTTGTGAGGCAAGGTGCTGTAGGCATGGCGGTCCTTCCGGCAAAGTTTGATCGTAGGAATCATCGCGTGTCTTGATCGCGAAGAACTCCTCCGGTGTCATAATGTTTGACTTGGCAAACGCTATGAACTCACTTGCACTGAGACTTGCCCCAGTTTCATCGAACCCATATCGCGTACTTCTGCCACTGGCGAAGTATGGCATGTTGAGGAAGTTGCCAGTATCTCCTCGTTCAAGAAGAAGGGAGGATTGCTTGGGGAAAATTTCACAGTTACCGTAACCGAGGAGTGAGGCAACTGCTCCAAGCTTTGCCATGGCATCTCCCGCTGCAATTGAGTCAGCGAGGAAAAAGTATAGGTGACCACCTCCGGACTTGCTCCGGCAGAGGACCCCTTTGATTTTGAGCGAGGAGAGTTTCCTTGCGAGCGACGAGTGGTCGAGACTGTATACGTCAACGTCGATGGCGCACCACCGTACAGTGTTCTGACTGTTGATAGGAATAATGCCGAGCCCCACCTTGCCATCGAGGTGACTGCGCCAATGATCAAGAGTGGTAGCCTCGCGAATGACGCGAGCTGATCCCTGTCTTTTGCCATCTGTAATTCTTTCTGAGCTGATCTCGAACGTGCCGTGAGCGATGTCGCTCCCTGCAAAGAGATCAAAAAAGTCTTGGCTTAAATCCACGATTAGGCTCCAGATGTGGGGGAGGTACATAGCCTCCCCCGTCCCTGACGATTAGAACACGTCTGTATGTGATGACTGCGAAGAGGAATGTTCTTCGTGATCTTCACGAACAACAACATCACCCGCACTGATCGATTTCATAAACTGCGCACCCATCTGGAAGATGTGCGCCTCGTCTTCGTTGAGAGGTCCGATCTTCTGTACTTCCCAACCGTACCACGAACCCTTGTCGTTCTGCTGTGGCACAGTGACCATCCGATACTTGTTGTAGAACATCGGATAGGTAAGGAGGTTTCCTGTCGAGCTACGGAAAGTATTGCTTTCCATAACCGTCAGCCACTTCTTTGCCTTGGTAACCTGCGAGCTTGACATCGCAACCATGCAACGCTGTGGGCCTTCCTCTGTGAGAAGAAGCACAAAGAACTGATACGTGTTGACGAGATAGTTTCCATTCGGAAGAACGTCATTGCCGCGATCATCACGGCGAGTTGTCCTTACGATAGCATCATCTGCACGATGGCTTCCGACGAAGCCTCCGCCTTTTTCACGAGGCTTCCATTCAAGGTAGCGGTGTTGGAAGTAGCACGGAACAACCGTGATACCATCAGCACCCTTGAAGGCTGTGTTCGAGACGGTGTGATAGATGTCACCTGCCTCTGCGCCCTGAACATATGCGCCATCGCGCTTGTTCACCTGCGGTGAAAGCTGGGCAAGGATGCGAAGGAACGGAATCGCGAGATCCGTAGCCTTAACTTCCTGCAAGCCCGCACCTGCGAACTGTTCAAGATCCATTCCACCAATCATGGCAACCGCACCTGATGTGGGTTGCGATACTGCAACAGCATTCTTAGCCATTTACTTTCTCCGGACTTTCGCTTTTTCGCCAATGTACAAACCGAACAACTCGGTAGGGATGTCTGTTCCCTGCTCGACCTGCTCCTTTGCAAAAGCCTTGAGCGTCATTGGCTCGACCCACTGCTTCTGCGCTACCGCATAACCCTCATCGGAAAGCTTTCCGATAAGATCTTTCGCTCTGTTATCTTCAGCCCGACCAAACGTAGCCGACACAACATTCTTTACCAGATCACCATGACCATTCAGACGAAGCCAATCGAAAGCTTCTTCCGTCTTGTCCTTGGGGATCGACACATTATAGAAGTTGGCGACAGACACAACACTGCCGTCATCCATCTTCACTTCCTTCATGCCTATCTCGTGGAGGGCCATTGGAAGATCCTGCTCTGCCACCGTGCGGAGATTCTCTTTTGCGGCCTTGAGTTCCTCTTCAAGATCCTCAACGCGCTTCTCAAGAGCAAGTTGTTTGCGCACAAGTGATGATACGCGAGACAACCCTGTCTCATTGATCTTTGCAAGATCAGTCGCGAACTCTTCCAGACTATCTAATAAGGACACTTTCTACTCCTTTCCGTATAAACTTACTTGAATGGGATAGTACTTGTTATCTATTCTGTCCCACTTCAGAACCTTGAACTTGCCTCTGTTGGCCGATGCCGCAAGAGCGCAAGCTATTCCAATGCAGACCGGATCTCCGGCAAGCACCAAGAAATCCTCGTCCGTAAACTTCGAAAGCTTTCTCTGCATGCGCCTGACTGTGGGCATTGCAGATAGACTGATCTGATCTTTTGCAGGAATGATGACATCAAGATCACCGAACTCCAAAGCATCGGACAGATCACGTCCTCGCATTTCCTGTGTTATGTATACCGTCACGGCTTTCTATCTCCGTTGAAACCACAAGCTATGGGCCTGTGATTTAGTTGTCAAGATCAGAACTGTACGATTCCGTTCTTAACAATTACCTCATACCAACGGTTGCCTTTGCCGTCTTCCCAGAGAGCGATCACATCGTCGCCTTCATATTCATATCGGACAAGTGTCCCGTTCTTTCTGCCCATTGTCCTCTGTCCTTTCTACGGATACATTACCGACCATACGATGAGGGCTAGAAAAGCCAACGCCAAAAGCCACTCGGTCACTTCACAATCCCCTCAAGGTTGTGTCAATCAATTTCAATACCTGTTCCCTCGGCTCGTCCGAGTGACGAATAATCTCACGAACATCTCCGAGAGCCTGACGGATCTTGCCGTAGTGCTTCTCATAGTTGATGAGGTACTTCTCAAGCTCCGCAACCTTGGCGCGAAGCTCGACGATATGCTGCATCGTCACTGGATCAGCGTGTCTTTCCGTCATCTTCTGTCGCCTTTTGTCTGAGATAGTCTCGGAATAGGAAGGTTGTAATCGCTTGGATACAGTATGCTTCCTGCTCTTCGCCTGGCTTTGTCTCACCAATGTACTCACAATGATACTGCCAAACATGTACAGCTTCATGTACAAGTAGCCCGATCACGTCGGCAGCATCCATGTCGTTGTAGATAGGCATGCACACAATGCATAACGAATCATTGTTATGCTTGAAGCTATGCGTCATGGCGAGGGCTCCGTCGTCTAGGAAGAGGTCATCCTTCTGCCCAGTCTTCTTTAGAACCCTCTTGAACTGTTGCTCGTTCGTACAAAGGATCAACTGCGACCCCTCGATCCACGTCCGTGTCAGGTAACGAGGTGTTGCCCGTTTCTTTTTTGGGCCAGTACCAGTCGCAGAGGGTGGGGCTTGCTGTTCCATCTCGCCAATATGGTTCGTCGATGAACCATCCCTGATTGTCACTTGGTTTCGTTCCGCTCTTCGGAGACATAACGCAATGGCTTGCCAGAGAACAGGTCTCTCCGGAACACATCATGCTCAGTCCCATAGAGATACTCCTTCCTGATATTAAAGCTCAACACCACCAGAGATATGGCAACAGGTAAAAACACAATAATTCCTACGAGTTGTTCCATTTCACAGCCTTTCTAAGTAGTTCTGCGTAGCCACCGATATCATCCGAGTGGTCTTCAAAGTGCGGGTTACCAGAAAGTAACCTTCCTATCTTATTGCCGATCATGTCAAGGGCTTCTTGCATTGCGGGATCTAAGCTTTTCCAGTTCCTTGACTCACGCATTATTGACTTAATCTCTTGGGCAACCATCGCAACCTCCAGAAATTTCCCATGGGTCTTTTCCCGTTCATCCAAAAGATCATCAATCTCTGTCATTTCTTAGGCCCTCTCTTCGCCAATCTTCCAAGTCCATACATGATCGAGGTGTGATCCATCTCGCATATCCGAGCGATCTGGTAGGGGTTCATGCCGAGAAAGTCGTGCATCTCCCTGAAGATTGCCCACTTGGTTTGCACTGCACTCGGAGTCCGAGAGTTTCTTTTCGTCTCTGGATCCTTGCTGAACAGTTCTTCCCAACTGTAGTTGGCCTCTTCCAGAATCGGTAGAAGGGACAACTTGATTCGCTTCGGAATATTCTCCGCACCTCTTAACAGGGCCTGTCGATAGGAGATCCCGTCTTGAAGCACTATGGACTGGCGAAGACAGGCTCGAATCTCTGCGTCAGTCATAGCCTTGGACGAAGCAGGGTTTTTCGGCGGCACATGTTTTGGCACTGCCTTAACAGGCGCAACCTTTTCCGGTGTCGGCATTACAATGTTTCTTTTCGGAGGGCCATTCAACCGCTCTCGAACCTTCTTGTAGTTTTCTATGAAAGACAGATCAGTCACCGATCATCTCCTTGATCTTTGCTCTTGCTTCCGTACTGATTGCGTAACCAAACAATGGGCGGGACTCGACCTCGATGCCGTGCTTTGCAAGGATCTTGCGGGTACGGTAGATCATCATCCGCACGTAAGTCTTGTCGTGATCCTGTGTGCTTCCATGACTGTCAGCTATTGCAATCAACGAGTTGTATCCGACAATCGGAAACATATACAAAGCCTTGATCACTGCCGCCAACTGCGCCGGAGCCTTGAATGCCAATGAGAATCGAGCGTCTTCTCCGTGCTTCGTGAACAGGGATTTGTAGTGCTCCAGTTCCGCTCGAAGTCTCTCAATTTCCATTTGTTTGTTCATCATTACTCTCTGTTAATTCTACGCCAAAGCTCTGCACTTTAACCGGATGCCACTTGTCTTCTCCGGCGAAGCGATACTCCAAACTCCACGACAGATTCTCACCTGTCTTCTCCACAAAGATCTGAACTACACGGATCTCCGCAATGGATTTGTCGAACATGTTTAACTGTATGCCGCCCTCTGTCATGCCAACTCCTTCAAAGACTTCTCAATGTTGTCGGCCACTTCTCCGGCCTCTTCATATGTGTCGTAGGTTCCGACATGAATATCGTACCGACGAAGCGTCATGCAGACTTCGTACTGAAACTCCGTGTCGTCATCTTCTTTGAGTACAAGATTGATGAGAGCTTCCATCTCACGGTCACGTCCTGCGATCTTGTTGCCGATATAAACAAACGGCTCTCCAAGGGTACGACGCACACGCTTGATGTTAACCCCAGTAATCGCGCTCCATAGCGTCTTCAATCGCCCGATAAACCAGACTGCTAGATCTTTCGTTGTCGATGTAATCTGCAATACGAATGATCTCACTTGAGTCAATCTTTGTTTCATCACCGTCTTCACTGTAAGCCTCCTCAATCACCATGTCTGCGATGTTGATACTTTCTACCGACCACCCTTCGCTCTTGCTGTAGCACTCGGCTTCATAGCGAATAACAGCAGTGCCACTTACGTTTACGAAGCGCGGCTCTTCAAGATAGAATTCAAACGGGTAGTAGAACTCCCCACTAATAACCTTTGTCATCTGTCCTTGCCCTTTCTACGGTAAAGATTAGATCAAGTTTTTATTCAGGTCAACCCGCTTTTGGTTTCTCGGATCCGACCACTTCCTCATATACTCTGTTCAGTTCCTCGTCATTCATGGAACTGAACAGGGTATTCAACAGAGCGCGAATGATGCCGAGCCACTGGTGTGTTTCAATCTCTATGACGTTGTTAACGCCAGACGAAACAAGTTCCTTTATCTTCTGCTCTCTGTTCATGTCCCACCTGCGTAGCGCATAACCTTTCTACCATATGCCGAGCAATGAGGTTTTGCATAGATGCCTGTGTTGTATAACGTAACACCACTGCACCCTGTTCCGCCTCTGTCTACCGCTTTCTTCAGGTAGCGTACTCCCGCCTCGATCTCTTCGTAACAACTTCGAGGGGGCCATTGCATACCAACCTCTTCGACTGCGCCACGAGACACCTGAAGTATGCCTCGGTGTGGGCCATTCCTAGCACCGCACCTTTTCGTACTCTCGACCATTGCTACCGCATGAACAATCTTGCGCGATAGTCCGTGTCGATCCGCCGCATCATTCAACATTTGATCCACTGGATCACCCGCCAGTGCGGGAAAAGCGAATGCCACTGCGATGATTGCCAAAGCTCTCATCCTCATGTCCTTCTGCCGTTTCGGGGGTGGCAGTATCATGGACACCACCACCCAAGTCAATTAAAAGATACTGAACACCTTCCAAAGCGTTGATATTACTAGGAAAATTGAAACGAAGCCGAGAACAAGACCCCAGATTGTCATGAACGCAGGGATAAACATCTCAACAAACGACTCCTCGATCTGCTTTTTGATCCGGTCTTTCATCGCTCACTCCATTACTACAAACTCAACACCCGCTTCCTTCATCAACTGCTTTGATGTCTTGAAGCGATCCATCCAGTCCGGCCTGTTGCTCAATCGAGCAACAACCCTTGTTATTCCAGCCTGTATCAATGCCGCTGTGCATTGTGGGCATGGGTACAGGGGAGAAACATAGACTGTGCATCCTTTAAAATCCGCATTCTGTGCGGAGATAATTGCGTTAATCTCCGCATGCACAACCCGTGCGTACTTCATTTCCTTGTCCTCGTAGAGATGCTCACTGTCATCTGTCCCACGGGGAAAGCCGTTGTATCCGACCGAAGCAATTGTCTTGTCTGGTCGTACAATCACAGCGCCCACTTGCGTACTCGGATCTTTCGACCACTGAGCAATGAACTCTGCCAGTTCAATAAAGCGGCGATCCCACTTAGAAGTATGTGTCGTCATACCAATAGTCTTCCTCCGACATCTCGGAATCCTTTGCTACGTTTAAATAGTCGAAAGCATACCCTGAAACGCAAGCCCTCTTTGCAACCCACATTGCACCCAAAAAAATCCACAACCTAATCTTTCTCATTCATGATCTCCTTTCAATCGATCTTTGACCTCTGCCCTTTGTCTCTTCCAGAACTTCCGCTTGATCTTGCGGATCTGTCCGGCCTTGTGGTGATAGTAACGGCGAGCCCTTGTCAGGAAGTCATACTCGTCGCCACCCTTTAACTTTTCTTTGTGACCCATTGCCATCTGACATCTGTCCTTTAGAATGCAAATGCGGGGCGGTTGATTTCTGCTGCTTCCCAACCTTGGATCAACCGAAGCAGAGCAGCGTCAGGAAGATCACCCGCATCACTCCCGAATAATCGGAGCCAACTTACGCACATCTTCAAGCGACAAGAACTGAACCTGCAACCGTGCTTCTTCCAAAGTCAACGGCGACTCCAAAGTCTCACCTGTGTCGTAGTCCACAGGACCGAGAAGCAAACCCTTCCCGCACAATGGGAAAGGATAGTCTCCGATCACGAAGAAGTGTTGCGGATTTTTGTACAACCCTTCGTCATCGATGTAGACGCTGAACGTACTCGTTCCCGCAACATCAAATGAATCGCAATCGATCAGACCCGCAATATCTTTCCAGTCATTGCTGTAGTCACACGATTCAACGATCCGTTTCTCAGGGTCAATCAGATAAGCTTGCATAATCATAGGATCTCCATCAATCGCTTCGCGTCTTGGATGTCACGACGAATGATGCCGTGACCAATTGCATTCGACGGGCTGAGTTTTTCAATCGCCCGCTCCATCTCCTTCGCATACATCTCAAGCACCATCGCAATGAATGCCGAGTCAGATGGCGTAAGCTGAAGCACGTTCAGAACTTTGCGCTCAGATTTGTTTTCCATTTATCTTCTCCAAGTAATCGGTTACTTCTTCTTGCAGATCCCACCACAAGGCTTCGATCCAATCATCCCAAACCTCGCGAGCAATAGCATCGGCCTCCTCCCGATCCCTTGCCTCTACCTCCCTCAGTCGATCCCGAAGATCCACGATATGCGAGAATAATCTTTCCATGACACATACCTTTCTTTGAAGTGTCGAGGTGAGAACCGTAAACTAACTATTGACCTTTGTCCTCTGACATTTTTGCATGGCTGCTCAGCAATTTACGCAGACGTTCGATCTCTTTTTCTGCTTCCATCAGCTTTTTAATCTCAAGACAGATCTGGTTGTGCGACTCGTTGTGCTTTTCTATAAACTTTAAGCTGAGGTTGTGATTCTCTTTACGCAATTCTTCAATCTCTTCAATCGTTTCTTCAAGCACGATCTTCTGACCGCCCGTTGCCCAAGGCATCCAGTTCTTTAGCTTCTGTAAGATGTCCATTACTCGTCTTCCTCATGGATCAATTCATACGCGGCCTTCATCGCCGGACTGTTGGTCACGGAACTCGGATAGTACTCGGCATAGTCGTTGTACAAATTCTGAAGGGCCGCAAAAAGTGTTGTGCCCCAATCACTATTCTTCTGGTTTAGGTCTTGTAGGATTTGGATCATCGCACGATTGTTTCGGATTATTGCGTAGTTGTCTCTGATCGTATCGTCCTTAAACTTTAAGACAGATTCGATACGCTCCTTCAACTTGAGACAGAGCTTATCGCACTTCGTGCAACCCTCACACGGATCACCATTTAACCACGGGTCCACTATCTCTGCGGCTGTTGTCATTTCTTCACCTCATCAAATTGATTATGCTGATGCCAACAAAGATTCCCGCAAGAACCCCCGTCACGTAGGCCGGAAAACATTCCATCACTCATCTCCATTTAGTGCGGCACGGGCTTTGCGAAAATCACCAAGCGTTAAATCAAAACGCTTATCCACGCCAAACCCATAAGACATTGGCATCGTGTCTGGCTGTTCATCCCAATTGCCTTTCACAACATCTGCAAACGGCTTCAACGCTTCCCGCAACCGTTCAATCTCTTTGGCGGCCTCTGGCCCGTCTGGGTTGACATAATACCTTGTTGTCTCTCCGACGACTTGTCTGAGCCTTTCAATCAATGTCATCCCCGAACCTTCCTGTTCTGCAAAACCCTTAACGCAATTTGCTTCGCCCGTTCTGCTGTTGCCTTGCCAGTGGCAATACGTTCCAATGCATCCATGAACATTTCATGGTCCAATTCATACCGATGCGCTTCAACGTAATTCTGATGCCACATGGACGCTTGCGCTTCCCAATACTGAGCCGCCGTGATCGTGTCTTTGCGGAGATTAACGACGTTATTCCCCGCATCTTCCGCGTCAATCCTTGCGGCCTCTTCCTGTGTCCAGTTCTTGCTCATCACTCATCTCCCTTTAGTGCGGCTTCGGCAAATGACCAAACGTCTAATCCATCGTTATTTTCCGCAATGCGTTTCAACGCTTCCCGCAACCGCTCAATCTCGTCGGCGGCTTCAACAAAAAACTGCGCCAAATCTGCGTCTGAAAACTGATGTGGTTGGTTTTCAGGATCGCGGATTGCTTTTGCTATTTCTCTATAGTTCATCACTCATCTCCCTTTAGTGCGGCACGGGCGCAATCTGTTATTACGTTCATCGTTGGTTTGTCATAGCGTTGTGACACCGCAAGAATTGCCGTCAGCGCCGATCTTAATTCTTTGTTTCTCTCGTTTCTTGAAAATGCGGAACGTGAGTATTTTTCAGCTTTATCTACGGCAGAAACAAATTCCAATTTTAATTTGTTGTTCTCTTCCCGCAACCGCTCAATCTCGTCGGCGGCCTCTTTGACACGGGCTGCGCTTACTTGAACCCATACAATATCAGGATCATGCCATCCTTCTTGATTGGAACGTAAGTATTTAACAATATCCATCACTCATCTCCCTTTAGCGCGGAACGGGCGGCTGCACGGTCTGTTTCATCGCCATCATCTAATAAGTTCCAAATAATAACCCGCAACCGCACAATTTCGGCTGCGGCTTCTGGCCCGTCTGGGTTGATATACCATCTCGTCGTGCCTTCTATACCGCCAACAGATCGCAACCGTTCAACAATATCCATCACTCATCTCCCTTTAGTGCGGCACGGGCGGCTAATGCTTCTGTGCGGTCTGTCTCATCACCGTCATCAAGCAAATTCCAAATAATGCGCCGCAACCGCTCAATCTCGGCATCTTTCTTAATCAAAGCGTCTAAATAAACCCTGTTCTCTTCGCAAATGCGTTTTATCCCTGATCCAATATCAAATAATTCAGACGTGCTTATCATCACTCATCTCCCTTTAGTGCGGTATCAATAATCATTTCAGCATCAATGTATGATTTATCCTCAATACATTCTTTCACTGCTGCCAACGCTTCCCGCAACCGCTCGATCTCTTTCTCAAGTAAAGAACGATCAGGCTGAACGCTCTCAGGAGCAATATCTGGAAATACCGATTTCCAGATATCAAGTTCTTCCTGCAACCGCTTGATCTCTTCCTCAAGTATAGATGCGGCGGGTTCGCTCTTCTGTGTGTTACGCAACCGTTTAAGAATATCCATCACTTATTCCCCCTCGGTGGTGGCAGGTACGTGTAAGGGTAGACGTTATCCATGACACCTGACACGAACTTCACGATCCGGTAATCACTGTCATTGTAACGCATATCAGGCTCACGATGGCCGGACACAATCTCAGCTTCGATTTCGTCAAACAACTCGTCGAGATCATGCAAAGCATGGGCGTACTTTTCATACGTCGTCGGGGTCTCGTCATCATTCTCGTCAATCGTAGTCCAACAGTTCACCCAACCATCGGCAACGGTCCAGTGCTGGACTTCGAAGTGCTCTTTGACATCTGTCATTTGCCATTCTCCAGATCCTCAATGGAAGTCTTAATGAGATAAAGATCCGTTTCCGTATGAATACGGAACGCCTCCAGATGCCCGACATCCATACAAAGTTCTTTAACCAAACGATCTAACTCCGCGACCTTGTCGAGAAGGTACTGGACCTGTGGTCCGTGGTTCTCTGTCATTTGCCGCTCCGAAACTGTTCAAGAAGACGCAGGGCTTCTTCGCTATCGCCAAGCACGAGCTGGTCGAGGATCTTCTGATACTCGTTCTTCAGGGCTTCCTCTTCTTTTTTGCAACTTGCAAAATCAAACTCAACCTCGTCATGAAACACGACATAGTTATACCAAGCGTTTTGATAATAAGCGCCTTCTTTGTAAGGCTTTATGCTGACCTCCCCTTTGAGAAGGGCCTTCAATTTGTCCTTCTCTGAAATGGTCTTGCACTTGGCCTTATACTTTTTAGTGATCGCATCGTTGCGTTCACGATAGATATCGTTCGCCCGTCCTTTTGCGTATTTCAATTGTGTGCTGTTCATTTGCTTTCTTCCTTCTGTACTTCGTGCTTTGGTTCAATGCTTCCACGGTTCAACGTCACCGTGATGTAATCAATTTCATTCCAGTCTGGACCGCTTTCCACGATGTCGTGGAGATCTTCCAATTCCTCAAACGAGACAACCTTAGAGATGCGGTGAGTGCGATATTTGATCTCTGCCATCCATCTGTCTGTCATTTGCCCTCGTTCCTTTCTAAACGATGCTTCTTCGCATCGTGCGCGATGCCGACCAAACGATGATGTCTGTCATGCTACGCCCCCGTGCTTCTCAATGATCTCATCCAGAATATACGCGGGGACATACCCAAAGACAGATGAGTCATGCGGGTTCTCTGGGTCGTCAGCATACTGAAACAAAAGGTTCTCATCCTCTGTTGGATAGCCAACCTCAAATGAATAGTAATAATCAAGACGGCTTTGACGCGGTTCACAGTAGTGCGTCTCGCTCGCCTGAACACTCATTTTGAAGCCATCCTTACAAGTGATATGCGGCTTCACGTATTCGTCCCCAAGACCACGAAAGATCTCGTTGATTATCTGTCCGGTGTACATTGCCATCTGTCCTCTCCTTTCTACGAGAAGGTCGGGAGCCGAAGCCCCCGACTAAAGTATTACTGGTTCATTACCCGTTCAAGCCGCAACTGTTTCCTGTTGCTTGGTCAGCCACCGCTCGTGACGCTCCTGCACACGCTCATGCGCCGAGGCATCGACATAGGAGGTGGTCGCCTCACGCGACAGGCGATCCATGATCTTCCGGTTGAACTGGGCCTCGGTCAGGGATGAGGCATTCGTCCACAGGCCGATATGGTTTACAATGTCTTCCTTGGTCAGGTAGATCTCTACCCAGTCCCCAGAAATCGAATCAGAGTACTGAATGTCCGAGCCATTCAGCTTCTGAAGGACAGCGATACGACGGAATACCTCGTCCACGTTCGCCTTGGTGATCGATCCAATGCCTGTCAGCAAGCTCGACCAGATCAGGTAATTCGTCACAGGGTGGATCTTCGAGTCGTCGAACGGACTCGTCGTGATGTGATCAGGGACGAGGTGATAATCAAAATTCAAAGACATATTCTTTCTCCATGTCTGCTTATGTCGGTCTCCCAACCGACACGCAAAGAATATGCGGTCGTAACCAAAAGGTCAAGATACATTTTGGAATACCTGCTATGCGTCTGATGCATAGGTACGTCAGTGACGTATACCAAACAGATTTTATTTTTGTTGGGCAGAGACCGCCAAATATTAAACAGGATTTATGGCGGAGGGAGTCACCGGAGTGGTCGGGGAAACTTTTTATCCAACCACTCCGGAAGCCAATCCCTAGGCAAGGTCAAAGGTAAGAGGAGGGATGTCAGGTGTCCAGTGACACCTGTCCTTTGTCCACTCTAAAAAGTCGTTGCAAGTTTTTAGAGTAAGACCGCCAAATATTCAGAGGATTTATGGCGGATGTTCCCAAATTGGGAAATTGTCAGTTGTCCACTGCCAGTTGTCCAAAAAGGGGGGCTTTACAGGAAACTGGCATCTGGATGGGAATCGCGATTTGAATCCGCAGAGCTAAAACAGGGTATTTAGGCTCTGTGAAGGTGAGCTTTGTCCGTTGCCAACTGACCTATATCTTTTTTCTTTATATAAGAGATAGCACTCTATCATTTTTTATTCTGCTAAGTCATTGATTTTAAACAACTCTATCATTCTATCAAATATATTGGGGTTTTAGAGAAATCATGTTTTTTAGCCAAACCATGGCTTGACAGAGCGATCTACAGACTTTTTTTCATACAATTTTATTCTATACGAAAAAACACGATAGAAATGATAGAATGATAATAAGATATTGATATACAAGGATTTATTCCAATAATATTTTGATAGAATTATGATAGGGTTTTGATAGAAAGGATAGAACAAAGCATCTGATCCGCCCGACCTGTTATCTTTTTTTGGAAGATGCTATCTTTTTTTCTATACGATTGGCCCCCTTATGTAAGAACTGGGAATCGTGTCCTATGTAAGAAAGGAATCCTGTTTTGACTGACAGAAAGAGAACGCACAAGGTAAAGGTCAGTACTGCTGACCTTGTTGGGGATCAGATCATCCCGAAACTGGATCGCGGGATCACCGATATGCAGGAGAAGTTCTGCCAGATCTACGCGACTCAGAATGTGACCCAGACCGAGGCCGCTCGCCTTGCGGGGTATCAATCACCGGATGTGGTGGCTTCCAAGTTTTTGAATGGTCGGGATAACCCGAAGGTGATCGACCGGATTCGGGAGATCAAGGCCGAGCTTGCGAAGAAGTACGAGGTGACCTACGACAACCACATCACCGAGCTTGCGAAGATCCGAGACATCGCCTTGCAGAACGGGCAGACTGCGGCGGCGGTCGCGGCTGAGAAACAGCGTGGCATGGCGGCGGGCCTGTACATTTCCCGATCCGAGATCCTTGTTGGTCGGATCGATCAGATGAGCAAAGACGAAGTCCTCCGCGAGATCCAGAAGCTTACTCAAGAGTTCCCTGCGCTCGCCAGTATCACCAAGATGAAGGAGATCAACCCTGTTTCAGACCGAGAAGAAGATGTGGACCTCCTTGAAATCGAGCCAATTGGAAGTCCATTGGACAAGAGTTGAAGCTTGGGCCGGAGCGGGTATGCCGGACGTGAATGGGGCGGCTGAGTTCGGAGAGTTCTGGATAGAGAACAAGGTGTCCGATACTAAGAATTTTAAACCGGATGGCCTGTGGAGACCTGCGCAGATCGCATGGCAAACCAAGAGATCCATGATTTTTCCGAATGTCTGGAACCTTGTTAGCCGTCCACGGGCAGGAACGGTTGAAATTTATTCCTGCAAAACGCTCCTTTCTCTGGTGACAGAGGGCAAAGGTGAGCCGGAATTGGTCCTTTACGCGCCGGTCAAGTGGCATTTGCTCTTTGACCATTTAAAACTGTGGTTTGAGAGCCGGTAATGACTGACGCGCCGGTCAAGTAG